GTGATTCTAGTTTACCAGTGTACCTAAAGAAACCATTTTCTGACATCCAATACGCAGCACCATCAACTTCAACGGCTGCATTCTGTCCAATTAATCCACAGTTAGTACCAACCTGTTGGAATGAGAATGTAAATGGCGGACCAACAAAACGCATAATAAATAAGGCAGTATCAGTCCAAATATAAATTGCATCACGACCTCTGATTGCTCCCATAATTTTTGATCCATCTGCAAGTCTTTGTGTACCTGCAGTATTAGTTGCACTAGGTGCATAGGTATTGATATCCTCTTGAGAAGAAAATCTTATAAACATAGGATCTTGTGTAGAAGAAGTTCCAATAGTTGTTTCTGTTCCAAAAAATATTAAGTGACGATCGGGTGTTGATACTAAACTAAATGCAGAAGCTGTTGGTGCACCAGATATAATAGTTGCTCTTGTATCGGTTGCAGCTGTTGGATTAGCATTCCATTCAAAACTTTCACCACCATTAATAGTTGCAATAAGTTTATTACCTAAATTATCTAATGACCATAGACCTGGTGCTGTTACAATATCACCTGATGCTGCAGCGTTCCATGCAAAAAAGTTTGATGCATCAGTTACAGTATCTCCTGATGAGTGCGATGCAGCTGTTGTACCAGATGCTCCTCTTGTTAAACCAGATAAAGTACCTCCACTGTTACCTGTATAAGATATTAATTCATTATCTATTAATACTGTACCTGAAGATGGAAAAGAAGATGAACTTGCCATAGTCAATGATGTTACACTTGTATTTATTGACGATGATAATGTTGATGTAAACTGACCTTGTTGTTGACCACCCCATGATCCAAGACCAAAACCTGTTGATGCAACCTCAACTGCTGGTCCAACAGGATAATAATGTCTAACACGAATGCCACCTGATGTAGATGCACCTGATCCTGATTCATTAGATCCAGTGTCAATAGTTAATGTTGTATCTGTTGGTATTGAAGTTACCATAAATTTATTGTCATCAAAATTACCAGATGCAAAATTAGAATTAGTAATAGATGAAAAATTATCTAACAATATAATATCAAATTTATTAATATTATGTGCTGATGCAAAAGTTAATGTAACAGTTGAAGAACCGTTAGTTGTAGAAAAAGCTGATGTTAAAGTGGTTGTAGTTTTAATTGGATGAATGTCGTAAAAAATACCACCAGAGTATGCGTATAAAATTCTATTTGTTCCCAATGCTGCATACTTAATACCTGATGTATTTACAAAATGATGAATTGCTGTATTACGACCAGTAATGTCGACAGAACCTAGTTGTGACCAACCACCTATTTTTTCAGGGCTACCGTATCTAAAACGAACGTTATCACCTGAAACCCATTGGCTTTCACCACCGGTAGATGTAACTTGTTTATTAAATCCTGGTGCAAACTGTACCTTCTGTAACATAGTATATTCCTATGCTCTACTATGGTTTAGTTGGCCACGTAGCGTTTTCACATTTAGCAACAGTGTCTTTACCTGCTGGTAAGTCTCTAAGATCTTTACGATATTTTTTCATATCGTCAGACAGAGTATTATCAGACAAAGCAAGATAATCAGTTTCAGCTAATAAGCTATTTCTTCTATCTCTAAGATCAGCTAAAGCTCTAGCAGGAGCTGCATTAGCCCAAGCTGCTTCTTCATTATCTCTAGCTGTTTCTTCAGCTGCTGTAAACTGTACTTTGTTACCGTTTATGTTGTGATATCTTGGCATAGTTTTCTCCTTTGGTGTTATGTATCATTATTATAGAATTCCGTAAAGTGAAATAGTTCCAGCATCTATGTTATTAGATGTAAATTTAAATTGAATAGCATCAATGACTGATGTAGTGTTAAAATACCCAGCTGTGTGACTATCTACTGAATAGTCAGCATTATCCCCACCTGCTGCCATATAATTAGTTCTAGCAATAAAATGTTTTACGAATGTCGTAGATGATGGGTTGAATAAATGTAAAGTTCCAGCAAGAGAAGAATCATTTTCACTTTCACTATCTCCATAAGCGGCTAAATCTTGAAACGCTGTTGATTGAGCTAAATCATCTCCAGATTGATAAGTTAATGTTGCATCACTATCACTTTCTTGATGACCAGCAATAAATATGCTAGTTGTTTTAGTTACATTATAATTTGATCCAGTATCTGAACTTCCATTAAATTGAAATCTTGTTGAAGCATTACTTGGATGTATATCTTTAAATATAAATACATACTCTTTATAAGTAGAATCTAATACAACCGAACTTGCTCCGTCAACAAAAGATAAAGTTCCTGAACTAGAAGCTGTTAGCTTTTTAATAAACACCATGTTGCCACCACCAGCTTCAACAGATCCAAAAGTAGTAGCTGCTCTAGCTCCTCTATCATTTATGGTAATTAATCCTGAAGTAGGTAATGTCATTATGAGTCCTTTATTCCGTATAGTTTTATAGTGCCAGCGTCTATGTTACCAGAGTGAAACTTAAACTGTATAGCATCTATTGCGGCTGTAACATTAAAATATCCTCCAACATAAAAAACTTGTATAGCACCTTCATTGTGGTGACTATTACCTATTGCTGTAAAATGTTTTACAAAAGTTGTAGAAGATGGATTAAAGATCATTAACTCTCCACTAGCTGTTTGATCATTATCATTACCCACATTAACGGCTAAAGTTTGAAAACCTGTTCCTTCAGCAAGATCTTGGGCAGTATCATAATTTAAATTATGATCACCAGAATTACCAGCTTCACCAACAAAACTTGCCATAATACTTGAAGTTTTAGTTGCATCGTAAGCAGTGCTACCATCTCTACCATTAAATTGAAATTCTGCCCCATCTGTTGCTGGATGGCAATTAAAATACTTAAATAAATAAATAGGATAAGTAGAATCAAATACTACGTCATCACTGCCATTAACAAAACTTAAAGTAGAACTTGAACTAGCAGTTAAAGTTTTAATATGTACCAATGCACCTGGACTACTTGTTACCGATGCAGGAGCCGTGGTTAGATTTCTAATAGATCTATCGTTATATTTAACTAATGACATTATGATTGTTTCGGCCCCACTCCGTACATTTTAATTGTTCCAGCGTCTATGTTGCCTGAACTAAATTTAAACCTTACTCTTGTTATAGCTGTTGTTGTATTAATATAACCATTTTTAAAATCGTTTTGCGAATTGTTAGCTGCTGATGAAGAATTGCTAATTGCTATAAAATGTTTTTGAAAAGTTGTGTTACTAGGATCAAATAATTGTAAAGATCCTGATGTTGATTGGTCATTATCATTACCTACATTAATTGCTAAAGTTATAAAAGATGTTCCTTGTGATTGACCATGACTATTTTCATGGCCTAATGCTTGAGAACCATCTCCTTCTGCATGATATGCTTCAAACATAGTTGCTGTTATTGTTTGATTATAATTTGTATTTGTTCCAGTATCAGCTTGAAATTGAAATTTAACACTATCAGTTGCTGGATGAACATCTATAAACTTAAATAAATAACTATTATAAGTAGAATCTATACTTGATGTAAAATCTAGTGTTGCAGAACTTGATGCTGTTGCTGTTGTAAGCAAAGTCAAATTACCATCAGTCAAAGCTGCCGCTGTGGGCAACGCTGTAATTGCTGTTAGTGCTCCATTGACTGCAGTTCGGATAGCCATGGGTTATCCTTTAGGGTTGTCTGATCTTACTTTATCACAATGATCTTTAAATGTTGTAGTGCCGTTCTTTTGATCCTTATAGACCATTTCCATTTGCTGTTGCCACGATAAGTACTGAGTTCGTCTAGTCGCATCTATAACAGCATTTGTTTCTGCAGCATTGCCTGCAGTTTCATAACTAGCTAGTTGAGAATCTGTAGGTTTATCTAGACCAGATACGTTCCATGTATGAATGTATGCACCAGATCCATCATCTTGTAAAACAACATTTCCACCAATGTTAAAATTAACAGTTTTGCTGTTAGCTTCACAATATAAACGAACTTTTGTATGTAATTGAGTCATAATTTATCCTATGTGTCTCCTAATTTTAAAAATGTAAACGTAGTGCCACTAGCACCTGTCTCTCCATTTAAAGTTACTTGGTTAGCATCTTCTTTATATTGATAAAATGCACATTTATGAGTTGATGTGTTAGTTACATCAAAAATATGGTGTGCATTAAAATTAGCATATTGACTTGAAGAAGTTGTAAAAATTAAAGAACTTGACGCATTATCGTAACTAGAGTTATCTGTTGTAGTATGAATTTGTCCAACAATATAATTTGATGGTCCTTTTTGCACAACTCCATCAAAAATTATTAAATAGATTCCTGTTGATGGAAAAGTAAATATCCCAGAAGATTCTGTCATTCCTGTTCCTAGTTGCCCAAAACCATCAGTATCAACTCTTTCAATATTTGCAGATATTAAAGTAGCAGTATTTTGAGTCATGTTTTGGGTAGTTGATAATCTAAATTGGTCTGCCATTCCTAATCCACTTGTAGCTTTAATAAGTGAGTAGTCTATTCTTTTTAACGTCCCTGCATCTGATACAAGGAATTCGTCCGTGTCTGCGGGCTCGGCTGTTAATGCTGTAGTACCAGAAATAAGATCTGCTTTAATTTGTGCAGCACCTACAGTATCGTCCGACGGAACCCCAAGGTCAAGCGTATCACCTAATATAGTGATGAAGTCGATAGAATCACCTGTTGCAAGATTTGCAGCGAACGTTAACGTACTACCTGAGATTGTATAGGATGATATAGGAGCTTGTAGGACACCATTTAGTGACACTAAGCAGTGTTGGGCTGATTGTGGAGATATGTTTGCACCTCCTACTTGTAGAGTGTAAGCTGCCTGTCCGTTTACGACTGATATCGCATCGCAAGCTTGAAAATTACCAAATGAGGGTTGAGCACCAATGTAGGCCATATTATATTACTCCTTTTAAATTATTTACCATATTAACTAATTCCATACAAGGTTATAGTTCCAGCGTCTATGTTGCCACTAGAAAATTTAAATTGCATAGCATCTATAGCTGATGTTGTATTAAAATAACCAGCAACATAACTATCTATACTATAATCCGTAGGATCATGTGAGTTGGTTCTAGCTATAAAATGTTTAACAAATGTTGTACTTGATGGGTTGAATAGATGTAAACTTCCAGCTAAACAGCTATCATTATCAGTTGCATTATCTCCATAAGATAAAAAATTTTGAAACCCAGTGCCTTGTGCTAGATCATCTGCTGTTCTATATGTTAAAGCTGTATCACTATCTCCTTCATTATGAGCTGCTACAAAAATTGTTGTAGTTTTAGTTACATTATAGTTACTACCAGAATCAATACTACCATTAAATGAAAATTTTGATTGAGTGCCAGGATGTATATCCTTAAATATAAACACATACTCTTTATAAGTATTATCTAATACAACATCACTAGATCCATCAACAAATGACAATGTACCGCTTGAACTAGCTGTTAACTTTTTAATAACCTTCATAGCTCCACCAACTGCACCTGTTTCAAGATCATCGGCTCCTGAATCAAAACCAATTGCTTGATTTGCAGATGGAGTTACATTTAAACTGTTATAATTTAATTTAGATAAAGCCATTAACTATCCTTTATTCCATAAAGTTTTATAGTGCCTGCATCTATGTTACCACTAGAAAATTTAAATTGGACAGCATCTATTGCAGTTGTAGTATTACAATATCCTGCCACATGGTCTGCTCTAGTTATATCAGCTTCTTGCACTGTATTACCACGAGCTATAAAATGTTTTATAAATGTTGTAGAACTAGGATTAAATAAATACATTTCACCACTACAACAACTATCAGCATCATTATCTACTCCATAGTCAAGTGTTTGAAATCCAGTGCCTTGAGCAATATCTGCACCTGTATGATAACCTAATGAAGACGCTGAACCACCTTCATTTTGATATGCTCTAAAAACAGTTGTTGTTTTAGGAGCATCATAATCTGTACTACCATCTCTAAATCCTACTGTAAAATTAGCTTCATCAGTAGCAGGATGACAGCTTATATATTTAAATAAATAAACAGGATATGTAGAATCTAAAACTACATCTGAACTTCCATTTACAAAAGATAATGTTGCACTGGAACTAGCTGTTAAGGTTTTAATTAAAACCATAGATGTAGCTGCCGCTGTAGAAAAACCATCTGCATCTGCATCAAATGCTAACGCTGCACCTGCAACAGGTGTCACATTAAAACTGTTATAATTAAATTTAGATATTGCCACTATAATACCCCATACATTTTGATTGTTCCTGCATCTATATTACCAGATGCAAATTTAAATTGAACTCCGTCAATAGCTGCAGTTACATTACAGTATCCAGCAACAAATCCATCTGCTGTGTAATCTGCATAATGTGTGTTTCTTGATCTTGATATAAAATGTTTTACAAAAGTTGTAGATGAAGGATTAAATAATTGTAATATTCCAGCAGCACATTGATCATTATCATTGCCTTGTTGTTCAAGTAGTTCTTGTCCACCTGTTCCTTGTGCTAAATCAAATCCAGTATTGTAAGAAAGACCCGTTGCATCATCAGCTTCATTATGATAAGCTTCAAAAGCTGAAGAAGTTACAGTAGCATCAAATGCTGAACTACCATCTCTAAATAAAACTAGTAAACTTTGATTATCTGTTGCAGGATGTATATCTGTATAATGAAATTGGTATTCTTTATAAGTTGAATCTATACTACTTGTAAAACTTAAAGTAGCACTAGAACTAGCTGTTTGTGTAGATAGTAATACTAGATTACCACCAATATCCCCTGTTTCAAAACCATTAGCACTAGAATTCCATTTAAGTTTTTTACTAGCTGCGGGTGTAACGTTTATGTTATTAAAATCAACCTTAGAGAGTGCCATGTTTTAGGCTCCCATTAGTGCTTTTATCTCAGCGTCATCAAGGCCTAAGTCTTTTAACTTTTGTTTGCCAGATGCTTTTTTATTAGCTGCTGCAGTTTCAGCGTCTTTTAATTCTTGTATCTTTGCATTAACATCAGCTTCACTAGGTATTGTTGCACCTTCTTTAATAACTTTAATATTTGCATATGTCATTCTTTGATCGTTAGGAATTTTATCTCCATTATCATCTTCTTTTTTCCAACCATACCAATTTGGTTTGTCAGTATTAAATCTATGTAATGCTTCTTGAAAATAATCTCTATCCATTTTATGTATCCCCTAATCTGATAAAACTTACTGCACTTTGATTTGTACTTGAGCTACCTTTTATTTGAGCATTACTACCATGTCTTAATGCATAAAACGCAACTTTATGAGTAGAAGTATTTGTAACATCAAATATAAATTGCATTGATCCTGTATTGTTTTTAGTTGTGTTATCACCAGATCCTACAGATCCTGCTGCATCACCATAAGATGAATTATCTGTAGTGGTATAAATATAACCAACAATATAATCAGTAGTTAATTCTGCATACCAAAAATTTATATTTATTAAATAAAATCCTGTTGATGGAAAAGTAAATATACCTGAACTTTCAGACATTCCTGTTCCTATGTGTCCAAATCCATCAGTATCAACTCTTTCCCAATTAGAACTTATAATTGCTGCTGATCCACCTGGAGTATGATTTGCAGTTATTCGCCATTGGTCAGCTTCAGTAATTTTACCTTTAATAAGTGAGTAATCAATTCTTTTTAATGTACCAGCATCTGATACTAAAAATTCGTCTGTGTCTGCAGGTTCGGCTGTTAAAGCATCTTTGCCAGATATAGCTGTATTACCAATCATAGCAGCTGTAATACTATTAGTTGATGGAACTGTTGATTGAATAGCTCT